AAATGATCCTACGGATGTAGATTGGCTTGTTAAGCAAACTGAAAAATTTTGTCAAGACAAAGCAATTTACAATGCTATCATGAAATCTGTCGGCATTCTTGATGACAAAAACAACAAAGAAGACAAAGGTGCAATACCTAAACTATTGAGTGATGCACTTGGTGTATCATTTGATAGATCGGTCGGTCATGATTATATCGATGATTCTGACAATCGATTTGAGTTCTATCATCGACATGAAACAAAGATACCATTCGATCTTGACTTGCTCAATAAAATTACCAAAGGCGGTCTACCGAAGAAAACTCTGAACATTGCACTTGCCGGCACTGGTGTTGGTAAGTCATTGTTCATGTGTCACGTTGCGGGTTCATGTTTGTCACAAGGTCTGAATGTTTTGTACATCACAATGGAAATGGCTGAAGAAAGAATTGCTGAACGTATTGATGCCAATCTATTGAACATTGACATTGCAGACTTGAATTCAATTTCGAAGCAAGACTATGATCGAAAGTTCTCTGCACTGAAAGTCAACACACATGGTAAACTCATCATCAAAGAGTACCCAACCGCAGCAGCATCAGCATTGCACTTCCGTGCTTTGTTAAATGAATTGCAACTCAAGAAAAGTTTCAAACCTGACATCATCTTTATCGACTATCTTAACATTTGTGCAAGTGCCAGAATCAAGCCTGGTGCTAACGTAAATAGTTATTCTTATGTTAAGGCTATTGCAGAAGAATTGAGGGGTCTAGCGGTTGAGTTTGATGTTCCCATAGTCTCAGCCACACAGACCACTAGAAGCGGCTTCACAAGTTCGGATCCCGGCTTAGAAGACACCTCTGAGTCATTCGGTCTGCCAGCCACCGCCGACTTTATGTTTGCTTTGATAAGTACCGAAGAGTTGCAACAATTGAATCAGATATTAATTAAGCAACTAAAGAATCGTTACAATGATCCCAACTATTTCAAGCGGTTTGTCGTGGGTATTGACAGGGCTAAAATGAAACTGTATGATGTTGAACAAGCAGCACAAGATGATTTAATTGATGCGGGTCAAGTTGATGACAAGCCTTTGAACACGTTCGGTGATCGTGAACGACAGTCTGGTATGAAAAATAAGTTCGGAGGCTTTAAAGTATAAATACTCCAATAAACTGGAGAATTAATCATGGCAACTTCACCTAGAATAACTAAAACAACTAAGCTAAAAGAAGTAAAAGAAGTAAAACAAGAAGGATTTTTATATGAAGAAAATGCTTATGATGCTTTGAACAAGTATGGTATATCTACAGGTGGAACCGCCGGAGCATCTCACGACAAACCCGATTTAACAATCAAAGCCAAAGGTAAAACGACAACGGGTTGTGAATTAAAAAATTCTCCAACTGCCGCAGGTTCTTTAGTTATGAAATACTACAAAGGTAAATGGGATTATGGAGAGTATGCGGGTGAAGTTGAAAAAGAAATGTTGGTGTCAATTGCAAAGAATGCAAATTTGTTACGAGAAATGAATACATCTGGCCTAGCCGGGATTGAGTGGAGAAAAAGTGAACCAATTCTACAAAATGATATCACAGGCAAAAAAAAGTTACTTGTGGGTGATATTACAAAGTTAAAAGACAGACAAAAAGCATACGCAAGAGACATATCAAATTTTGGTGGTAAAAAAGAAATACACATTGATGTAGGTTCTAAGGCAGTTTGTGATTATTACATAACTAAAAAATGCTCTTACATTAACGTTGGTACACATGGGTTTTTTACTCTCAATGGTCAAGACGATTTAGGATTAAACAAAAAATTAAAAGAACAGGGCTTGGCTGAAATTCCTGATTTTGCGGTCAATTCTAAAACAATTATTCGTATGCGTTGTCAATTAAAAAGCAAATCTCAAGCACAATATCAATTTTCATTAACATTGCAGTTTAGTGGAGTTAAAAAATCCCCATATAATATTGCGCCAATTAAAACTGGCACAAAATCAACAATAGATGTTGCTAAACTAAAAAACGATCCAATACTTCTAGCGTTCAAATAAAAAAATGAAATTCATGGATTATCTAAAAGAAAGTAAAGAAGGCAAGAATGTTCATTTAGAACACCTTGAAGACAATGTATTAAACGCTGGTGTATCTGGCGCACGTGAAGCAATTGAGTTTCTGCGTTCTTTGCGTAATATGCTTGCTGGTCACACAGGCTCAAAATTAAATGTGACTACAAAATGGGATGGCGCACCTGCTATCTTTGTCGGTACAAACCCAGAGAATGGCAAATTTTTTGTTGGCACTAAATCAGTGTTTGCAAAAAATGCAAAATTAAATTATACTGATGAAGACATTGATGAAAATCACCCAAGTGAAGGCCTTAACAAAAAATTAAAACTGGCATTGGCATTTCTACCAAAGTTGAACATCAAAGGTGTATTGCAAGGTGACATGATGTTCAGTAAAGGTGACATTGAAAAAGAAACGATTGCTGGTGAAGAATACATTATATTTCAACCAAATACAATTGTTTATGCCGTTCCTGCAAAATCAAAGTTAGCACAAGCGATGTTGGCTGCACAAGTTGGTGTTGTGTTTCACACATCATATTCAGGCAAAACGCTTGAAACAATGAAGGCATCATATAACATTGACATCGGCCGTTTGAGTGCAACAAAAGATGTTTGGTTTCGTGATGCATCGTTTACTGATGCGTCTGGTTCAGTTACATTTACTGAAGAAGAGACCGCAGCAATTACATCTATTCTTTCAAACGCAGGTAGACTATTTCAATCAATACCCGCATTGACATTGAATCGTATCGCCGCATCGGATGTTTTTCTTACACAGATCAAAACATTCAATAACACAAAAGTTCGTGAAGGTAAAAAGATTGCTGACACCAGAGTTCATACACAAGAACTTATCAATTATGTTGAAGCAAAACTCAATAAAGAAATTCTGGCAGCAAAGAAAGAAGATACAAAACAAAAGCGCATCAAAGAAAAGAATGAAGTGATGCGTTTCTATCGTTCAAATGCGATTCAACTGAAACAAATATTTGATTTGATGAATCTAATTGTTGATGCCAAACTGATGGTCATCCGTAAGTTGGAAACAATTAAGAGTATTGGCACATTCGTTCGGACAGACGATGGCTTCCGCATTACTGCACCAGAAGGATTCGTAGCAGTTGATCACTTAGGCAAAGCACTGAAGTTGGTAGATAGGCTTGAGTTCAGCAGACAAAACTTTAACGCACAAAAGGCATGGGACAAATGAGTTACGACATCAATAAAATTTTAGCAGAGTATGGTGATGATGATTTTGGTTTCAGCACAGTTGATGAAGTTGAATATCAAGCAGTCATTGCGGAGAAAGATGAGACTGTTGAAGAGTATAAAGCAAGACTTCAGCAAGTAGAAAAGATCATTATGCCATTTCTGACAAATCTGTACAAGACAGCAAGTCAACCATATATTCACTGGCCAAATCGTGGACCAATTATTGAAAAGCAAATGCAAAAAGTATTGCAATTGACGAGGGGATAATGGTTACAATATCTGACACTGCCGTAAAGAAAATTAAATCTATCATTGCTGAAGAAGACCCTTCACTTAAACTACGTGTATTTGTGCAGGGTGGTGGATGTTCTGGTTTCCAATATGGCTTCTCAATAGAAGAATTGCCGGCAGCAGACGATGACTTTACATTTGAGAGAGATGGCATTGGAGTTGTTATAGATAGTATGAGTATGCAGTACATGAATGAAGCGGTGATTGATTATAAAGAAGATATGATGGGTGCTTCATTTACAATCAAAAATCCAAACGTGACCGCAACATGTGGTTGTGGTTCTTCATTCACGATATGAAAACATTTAAAGATTATCTAAAGGCAAACAAAGATAGCAGACAAGAGTTTGTATCTAAAGCCGGCGGGGGTGAGTGGGGGAGACCCGAACTCACTGCTAAATATCTTGATGACACTCCTGGTCAAAGCACACAACAATATAAAAAGTTTACAGGAAGTTGGAAAGAAACTGACATAAAATAAATTACTGGAGATATTATGAAAGATGTGATCGTGGGGTGTTCGACCAATTATGACTGGTCGAAATTAAAATATTGGATTAATTCCATCAACGAATCGGGCTTTGAGGGTGATAAAGTTCTGATTCTCATGAACTGCGATAAAGAAACTGCACAGAAGGTAACTGACGCAGGCTTCTCAATCATAGCGTTCAATCAAGACAAAGACGGCAATCTAACTTATCAGTCACAACTGATGGTGCATGTTGAACGTTTCATTCACATCTATAAACTACTCAAAGACAATGACTATCGGTATGTGATTACCACAGATGTAAGAGATGTTATCTTTCAAAAAAATCCAGTGAAATGGTTAGAAGAAAATCTATCTGAACAAGAAGATTTGGTGTTTTCTTCGGAGAGTATGAAATATAAAGATGAGCCATGGGGTTGTGAGAACATTACACAATGTTATGGCCAAGGCATCTATGAAGACTTCAAGAATAATACAATCTTTAATGTCGGCGTTCTTGCTGGTCGTGGACATGCAATGAGAGATTTGGCACTACAGTTGTTTTTGAATTGCATTAATAGACCAATACCAATTGTTGATCAAGCGGTGTTCAATGTGATGATATCAAGACACCCATATGTGAAAACTTCAATGTACATGAAGTCTGAAGAGGGTTGGGCGTGCCAATTAGGTACAACTGCCGATCCAAGCAAGATTGATTCATTCAGACCACATCTTTTAGAACCATCACCGAAACTGGAAGATGACAAGGTTGTAACTTCAACAGGAATAGAGTATACTATTGTACATCAGTATGATCGTGTGCCAGAATGGAAGAAAGTAATTGAGGCAAAATATGACGACAAATAGAATTAAAGAATTATTTTGGGGCTTAGAAAAGCCATCTACAAAATGGTCAGGTTACTTTGATGTTTATGAAAAACATCTAAAAAAGTTTGTGGGTAAAGCACCACGCATCTTAGAAATTGGTGTGCTTGGTGGTGGTTCAATTGAAATGTGGTTGAAATACTTCGGGCCAGATACATCAGTTGTTGCTATCGACATCAATGAAGAGTGTTTGAAATATGAATACACTGGTGATGTTAAAGTTGTGATGGGTGATCAAAGTGATCCAGCATTTTGGGATGAATTTCTCAAAACACAAAACAAGTTTGATATTATAATTGATGATGGTTCACATGTTATGAATCATCAAATCACAACATTGAACAGTGTATTTCCACACATTAAAGAAGGTGGTGTATACATTTGTGAAGACACTCACACAAGTTATTGGCCACAGCCATGGGGTGGTGTATTCCGTGGTGCTGGCACATTCACCGAACATGCCAAACGTGTGACAGATATTGTGAATCAACAACACTTTCAGGGCTCACCAATTTCTGATGAGGCACTTGCAGTATATAACAATCTCTATTCAGTATCATTCTACAACAGCATGGTCGTAATGGAGAAAGAACAACTGATGCCATTTGGTATCACAGACAATAAAGCAAACGTAGGAAGAGAACTATGAAAATAGCACTATGTATCTCTGGACAACCAAGAATGTGGGAAAAGGGCTTTGAGTACCACAATCTGAATATTATTAAAAACAACGATGTGACTGTGTTTCTACATTCGTGGGAAATGCCAGCAGAAGAAATGCAAAATATTTCAGAGAAATATAATGCACACAGTTTTATCACATCACCAAATCCCACAATTGATTTATCAAAATACACAAACACACCGGCACCATCAGCAAACTGGAAAGTTAAAGATGGTCGCATGTCAACATGGGCGCAGATGTTTGCTATCTATGAGTGTGTGCGTACAAAGCGTGAGTATGAAGAATATCACAACATGAAGTTTGATTGGGTTGTTCGTTCACGGTTTGATTTTGCAATTAATGCTCGTATTCCTTTTGACACATTGAATCCAAACAAACTATACATTCCAAACTGTCGTATGTCACCGAATCGTGACTTTGGTAATGATCAGTTTGCATTTTCGTCTTCAGAAAACATGGACAAGTATTCATATGCATATCAACATTATGATGAATTCTACAACAATGGTGTGCAGTTCATGATGGAAGACTTTATGAGTGCCAACTGGAAACGATATGGTCTTGTTGGTGAAAATCTTGTGTACTGTGATGTCAATCATCCATTCTCACCAGGTGAGTACAATGGCACATGGCATTCACTGTTGCGAAATGATATGGAAGAATGGTTGAAATGAATCTCATAATCTGCATGGCGGGATACAACACCCGTTTTCATGATGTTGGCTTTGATATACCAAAATATCTTTTGCCTTGGAATGACAAGACAATCATATATGATATTTTGAAGAACCTTGGTTGGGTTACACAACTGATTCTTGTGGCCAATAAGAGAGACATTTATTTCAAAGATCAACTTGTTGAAGCAATCAAACCACTAGGTTGGAATGAGAGTAATATTCTGTATATCGGCGACACAAAAGGTCAAGCACACACAGCAGCAATTGGTATTGAACAACTGAACAACAAATATTTACCAACGTTCGTACACAATGCGGATACAATTATTAAAGGTCGTCGTATAGATTTTATTGCTGATGACTTAACCGCAAAGCATGATGCATATATTGATGTGTTTGTGGGTAATTCACCAAAGTATTCGTATGTTCGTGCATTTGAAAACACGGTAATTGAAATCGTAGAAAAGAAACAAATCTCACCGTATGCATCGTCGGGTTTCTATGGTTTTCTGACTGGTCATCTTTACCTAGAATATTATAACAAGTTAGCCGAAAAAGATGGTGAATTATATATTGCAGATGTGATACAAAGTATGATAGAATCTAATAAGCAAGTATTCATGAATCCTCTTGGTAGTAACCAAGAAACGATTGTGTTAGGCAGTCCTCAAGAATACGGCATTGAGATAGCAAGGCAAACATTAGGTGCAAAATGAAAACTATATCATTGAAAGGTGGCTCACTCAGTAGAACTTACTGGCTACCAGATGAGAAAATTGTTCGTAAAGAAATTTCACGCATAGAAAATCGTGAGTATGGTTTCATGCGTTGGTATTCTCAGTTAAAAAAATTACAAGAATACAATACACTATATCCTGGCTTGTTTCCTAAAGTTGTGAATGTAGATTCAAACAAAACAACTGCATGGTTTGATTTAGAATACCTTGAAGGTTTTCGTGACATCAAAAGCATTCTCAGTAAAGACATATTGAGTGAAGATCAAATCTTCAAAATGAGTCAAGCGGTTTGGAAAGGTTTGAACACTCTACATTCAATTAAAAAAGAACCTATTCCTGGCGCACCAAGACTTTATTTTGATGAAGAGATTGATCAGAAGATTGCTGATGCAATAAGTCTGCCATCGTTTAAAGACTTCTTTTATCGTGGCACATATGGTTTCAACGGAGACCTTATTGTGGGTATTGGGGGCTATCTGCATGGTCTAAAAGAATACTTTGCAGAACTAGAGAATGACGATGAGTGTAACATACATGGCAATCCCACACTTGAAAACATCATGTATTCATTTGAAGAAGATCGTGTAGTTTTTATTGATGTATACGATGAAAGTATGTGGAACACCAAGTATCTTGATTATGCACAAGTGCTTCAGTGTTCACGTAGTCACTATGGTTTCATCAACGACCGTGATGTTCGTGTCATAGGAATTGATCTGTTCAATCCTCATGGCGGCACAGAACATTTTGACACGTTCAACAAACACTTTATCTCTGAGTTGCCAGAAGATAAAATGAAACTCATAGATATACTAGAAGCATCACAGTTCATTCGTATGCTACCATTCAAGTTGATTGCTGGTGATATCAACAAAGCGAAATATTTTTATGTTCATGCATGTAAATTGTTTAGTAAGGCGATGAAATGAGTTTAGACTTTATGATGGATTATGACAAGTTCAAACGAACTTGGTCAGTTAAAACAGAACTACCAGTGGAATTCAAACTTACATACTCTGCTGACATTTTTAGTCCAAGTAATCAAGACATTGTAAACATCACTGATAGTGATCGAAGAATTATTGTTATTGATTCAGAGGTGCATGATCTGTATAAGGATAGTATTGCACTTTACTTTGGTGCAGTTAAGTTGAATTGCAAAATACTTTGTGTAGACTGCAAAGAAGAAAACAAAAACTGGAAGAATGTAGATCGTATCTTAGACTTTTTTGAACAGAATGGAGTGTTACGCCGTGAACCTATTATCGCAATTGGCGGAGGTGTTCTGCTGGATATTGTTGGCTTTGCTTGTAGCGTATACCGTCGTGGAATTCCATACATTAAAATTCCCACAACACTTCTTGCCATCGTTGACGCTTCTGTAGGATCAAAAGTTGGTGTCAATCATCTAGGCAGACGTAATCGTATTGGCGCATATTATCCACCACTTGCAACATACATTGATAAGAAATTTATTCGTACACAAAGTGAACGTGAGATTGTTAATGGTATTGCAGAGATATTCAAACTTGCCGTCATCAAATCACCAGAATTATTTCATCTGCTAGAAGAGAATGCCGAGATTCTCATTAATGAAAAGTTTCAGTATGGTGCAGTGCCAGTTCGTGTGATTAATCTTGCTATCACAGATATGATTGCTGAACTTGGACCTAATCTGTGGGAAAAACGATTAGACCGTTGTGTAGATTTTGGCCACACATTTAGTCCTGTAATTGAGATGGCTAACATACCAGAATTGTTGCATGGTGAAGCAGTGGCACTTGATTGTTTGTATAGTTCATGCATTTCATTTATTCGTGGCTATATTGGCACTGATGAACTCAAACGAATTTTCAATGTTGCAAAAAGATTGAAACTGAAAACATTTCATCCCGACTTCACAAACATGAAGATGTTGCTGGAAAGTCTCCGTGATGCAACCAAACATCGTAATGGCAATCAGTATGCACCACTGCCAATTTCAATTGGTAACTACAAGATTGTAAATGATGTCACTGAAGAAGAAATGAAATTGGCGATTGATGTTTTTGAGGAGATGTGATGCGTAAAGTGGCTGTGGTGACGGGTTGTAGTTATGGTCTTGGTCAAGAGATTGCAGATAGACTGATTAACGAAGGTTATTTTGTATATGGTCTTTCACGTACAAAACCATCAATCAAATTGTTTGCTGCACCAGATACATTTCAATGGATAGAATGTGACATTTCGAAGTCAGATCAAGTTGAAGACGCATTCAAAAGAATTGGCACATACATTGATGTGCTTGTAAACAATGCGGGTGTATATGAGTGGGGTCTTTTTCAGAGTTACTTTACGGTTGAAAAGATAGATCAAATTATTGATTTGAACGTTAAAGGTACAATGTATGTGACACTGCAAGCACTCAAGTTAATGAACAAAGGTAGTAATATTATCTTCATTAACTCTGTAGCAGGTCTTAAAGAGATGGAATGGGAAGCAGTTTACTCGGCATCTAAACATGCTATTACTGCATTTGCTGGTGCGTTGGGCTCTGAACTGCATACACAAATGAATGAGATTCGTGTGACAAGCATTCATCCTGGCGGAATCAAAACGCCAATGCAAGATAAACACCCATCTAAAGACAAGTTTTTAGAAACTAAAGAAATTACTAATACCATAGTTCATGTATTGAATTCAAAAGCAACATATAAAACAATTAAACTATTTTCGGATTTCGAATGGCACTGATACCCTCACTACAACTCTTTATTGTAACCTCCGCACTTAACCCAAACATGGGTGTAGTTAGTCATGAAGATAGGTTAAAACAAACAATTGAAGGCCTTGAATCGTTAAGGGAAAAATGTCCAGATGCTTTGGTTATTTTGGCTGAAGGCTCACCCTTCAAAGTAGAAGATGAAAAAATAAAACAACTTGAAGAACTAGTAAATTTTGTGGCGGATTTTTCTGGCGACAAAGACATAGGACAGTTTGCCTCTATTGGTAAGAAAAGTGAAGCAGAAAATGTGTTGATGTTAAAAGTATTGATGTTGCTAAAAAACGAACCAGGTTTGATGAAAATAATGCACTCAGTTAGGCGTGTGTATAAACTATCAGCACGAACTGTAATTAATAACGGATTTAATACAGTAGATCATGATCATTTTGGTGAGTATGTGTTCAAGAAAAGAATGCCAACTTGGCTTGCTGGTGATGGCGCTGAAACATTTACCGATTTGTTGATCACTCGTTTGTTTTCATTTTGTCCAAGCCTAATTGATGATTACTCAATTGTCTGTAGAAGAAACCTTGGTGTAATTCGTGATGCTAGTGTTGATACTGAACATGCCCATTTCTTCAATATTGAACCAGATCGTCTTGTAGAACTTGATGAAATATACTGCCAGGGTGTAATGGCCAGCACAGGAGCGACGGAAATCTACTAAATACTAAATAACAGAAACAACTGCCGCAGAGGTAGGGGGATTATGAAATTTAGAGATTTTTTAAGTGAACAGAAAGAGAAACATGCCGTCCTAGCCTTTGGTCGCATGAATCCGATTACAAACGGTCACGAAAAACTAGTCAACAAAGTCAAAGATATTGCTACCAAAGTTGGTGGCTCACATCACATAGTCCTGTCACACTCACAGGATGCAAAGAAGAATCCTCTTTCAGCAGAGCAAAAAGTCAAACATGCTAAGAGAGCATTTCCCGGCACGAATTTCACAGCAGCATCTACTCAAGCACCTACGTTCTTTGATCATGCTGAAAAACTTCACAAGCAAGGTGTAACACATTTACACATGGTCGGTGGTTCTGATCGTGTAGACGAATATCATCGTTTGCTTCACAAATACAATGGCACACATGAAGGTGCCCGTTTCAATTTCAAAAAAATTACTGTACATTCTGCTGGCGAACGTGATCCAGATGCCGAAGGTGTAACAGGTATTTCAGCATCAAAGATGCGTGAACACGCCAAGAACGGTAACTTAGAAGATTTCAAAAAGGGTGCGCCATCAACAATGTCTCACTCTCATGTTAAACAAATGTTCAATGATGTTCGCAAAGGTATGAGTATCAAAGAAGAAGTTGAACTCGATGAAAATGATTTAAGCAGATTTAGTAAGTACATAATTAAGCCAGTAAAGACTGAGCCAAAGATTGTTCGCAAAACAAATCCTTCTGGAAGAACTTCTGACCATGTTGAGTATGAAGTTCACGGTACACTGTCATCACATAAACGTACATTCAAATCTAAGAAAGAAGCACAAGAATATTATAATACCGTTAAAGAAGAAACACTGACTGAAGGTGTGCATGATAAAGGTATTTTCAAAGCAGTATTTCTAGGTGGTGGTCCTGGTTCAGGCAAAGACTATGTGTTAAGCAAGACATTAGATGGACACGGTCTAACAGAAATCAACTCAGATAAAGCATTTGAGTATCTGATGGACAAACAGGGTCTTGATAAAAAGATGCCGGACAATGAAGAAGCGCAACGTGAAGTTGTTCGTAAACGTGCAAAGAATGTTACTGAGATGCGTCAGCGTTTAGCATTACATGGTCGTAATGGTGTTATCATTAACGGCACTGGTGATGACCCTGAGAAGTATGCAAGCATTAAAGATATGCTTGAGAAGTTGGGTTACGAAACACAAATGATTATGGTCAACACTGACGATGAAGTATCAAAAGCAAGAAATGTTGAGCGTGGTCAGCGTGGTGGTCGTACAGTACCAGAGAACATTCGTAAAGAAAAATGGCAATCAGTTCAAGATGCACGACCAATGTTTGGTAAATTGTTTCGTGATGGTTATGTTGAGTTTGATAACTCCGAAGATTTACGTACAGCAGCACCTGAAGTTGTAGATGCAAAAACAAAAGAACTTGAACAAATCTACAAGAACGTGCAAAAGTTTGTTGGTAAACCACCAAAGAACGATCATGCAAAAGGTTGGATTGCCACAGAGTTGGGTAAAAAAGATACAGCACCAATTCGTAAAGATGTGAAGCCACACGCAGACGCTGGTACACATGATGACATGAACACAATGGGTCTTGAGTATTATGGCTTCGGTCGTTATGGTGAAGACGGTAAGGTTACTCATCGTTCAGTGCATGGTAGTCTTGTGCCAGTAGAGAAGATTGCAAAAACTGTCGAAACACATCAAAAGAAACAAGAAAGAGAAATAGGTAAAACTTCTGGTAACAAAGTTGTAGTGAGAACACAACCCAATCGTCATCAACGTGCTAGAGCAGCCAAGAGTGTTAATGAAGCATTTGAAGAATTTATCAATGAAGCAGTTACAGTTACAATCACTGGTGATACAGTAGAAGAAGTCACACGCACAATTCGTTTGCTCAAAACAGACGAAGAGAAAATGACTGAAGAAGAAGTAAATACAATGTCAGATGCGGGTGCATACAATCTGCTTACACTGGGAACAGGCATGATTAAAGAGGACCTGCGCCAATGGTTTGACCCCAAACACCCTAAAGGTGGCTGGAAGCGAATCAACTCTAAAGGTGAAGCAATTGGTCCCTGTGCAAGAGAACCGGGTGAAGCAAAGCCAAAGTGCATGTCAAACGAAAAACGTGCAAGTCTTTCAAAGAAAGAACGTGCATCAGCAGTTGCAGCTAAACGCCGTCATGATCCTAATCCAGAACGCAAAGGTGAGCCAATCAATGTGTCAAGCTATGGCAAAGGCAAGATTAGTGAAGCGGCATATGAAGGCAACATTGGCATGATGGAAGTGATGAAGTTTCATCAGAAGGCTACACCAGAGCAAAAGAAAAAGTTCAAAGAGCATCTTGCAAACAAGAATCACAAAGAAGCATGGAAAATGATTCAACATGTTTCAGGCACAAAGTTGATTGGTAAACAGTTTGAAGAAGTACAAAAGAAACAAAAGTTACTGACAGATAAAAATGGTAAGACAAGATTGTTTTACATTCGTGGTTCAGCAGCAAAAGAAGCACACCAAAAAAATGGCACAGTAGCAAAAGTTGGTAACAGATACGTTGTTAAATTAAAAGAGGACTTGCATGAAATACATTCACCTGATCATTCTGCGATTGAAGCACTTTATGGACAGAATAGTTCCACCCCAACAGCCAAAGAACTCGGTAAGGTTAGAACCGGTACTGGAAGAAAAGAACGAACAGCCCTTGACAAACCCGTTGCCGAAGGAAGAAGAACCATCAGCCTTGCCACCATCAAAGAAAACTTCCAGAAGAAAGCCGAAGAAAGAGAAATAATTTCTGAGATTGACAGAGGTATGGGTGAAAAGTTGAGCAAGAAGGGTAAAGCAACACAAGTTGTGCCTAAGAATATTAGTGAACTTACTGGCGATGAAACGACAGCATCAATTGGTGATCAAAAAGAAGATGAATTGAAGAAAAAAGGTATCTCACTTATAACATTTAAAAAGAGAAACTTCGTATGAAATCGTTCAAACAACACCTTGATGAAAGATGCTGGCCAGGTTACAAACCAGCACCAGGTAAAAAAGCATACGCAAAAGGTTCTTGCGTAAAAGAAGAGAGAGAAGGTGACGCTGGTGGTGCAGATAATCCCGTATTCACGAAACCAAAAATGAAGATGGGTGTCAACAAAGCGATTGCTAAAATTTCAAAAGAAGAATATGAAGCCGATGACGGTCCACTGACACAAGAACAATTAGAACAATTGACAGAGGGTGAAGCATGGACACGCAAAGAGGGTCAGTCTGAATCAGGTGGTTTGAATCGTAAAGGTATTGAATCATATCGTCGGGCTAATCCTGGTTCAAAGTTATCGATGGCTGTCACAACAAAGCCATCAAAGTTGAAGGCTGGTTCAAAAGCAGCAAATCGTCGTAAGTCATTTTGCGCCAGAATGGGCGGCATGAAACGCAGACTCACATC